TGATGTAGCTTGCGACCGCGGGAACGGGATCAAGCAAAATCCCAGCCCACGGGACAACGCCCTTGGTCAGCAAAAAATCATGCGTGCGGTTGATCGCAAGAACCTTTGTTCCCTTCTTTTGAAAGGCGCGCAGTTCTTTTAATTGATCAAGAGACGCCAGCGACGGGCCGCCGCCACAGATGGCAATGGATTGGCCCAAAAACTCGCTAGGCTTGATCCCAGGCCAGTTTCTAGCCTTGGCGCTGCGAACGTGCTCGACAAGTTTCCACGCCTCTAGCCGGCCCTTCGTGTACGGTATGGCATCCCGCAACGGTCGGAACTGCGGCGCAGCAGGCCCGATTTGTATAAATGCGGGGACCGTTGAAAACACAACTGCGCTAGTCGTGATTGGGTCAAACGTTTCCTTAATGCGGAAGCCGTTGCCCAAATTGCCGAGAGGATGATTTGATAAATCCAAGGAGATCGGGGCCGGATTTTAACCCGGCCCCTCCCTTCGTTAGGTGTTCGTGCCCTGCGGGATCGCAGTCTTAACGCACATCAGCCAACCGTACTCGTCAGCGGCAAAGGCCACCGATCCGTTGCGGAAGAACGCCGTACCCGCACCACCATCAACCGATGTGGCAAGGCACGAGATGGACGCGAGGGCCACCGTGGCGTAGGTCGAATTGCCGATGACGCCGGCCGCTTTGACGTACATGGCGAACTTGCCCTGCACGGTCGGATAGTTGCTCAGGAGCTTAACCACCGTCCCGACCTTGTGTTCGGGCGAAGTGGTCTTGCGGTCAAACGCGACCCCAAGCGTGCTGTCGTTCGTGTAGATGTTACCCATGACTGTTGCTCCTTAAGCTGCGGTGAGGACGCCCTGAAGGCGTCGGTTTGCAATAGTCATGTTGCCGGCCCAGCCGATCAGCTTGACCATGGCGTCCTGGTTGACGGAGAAGCGCTCATCCCCAATCGGAACCATGTTTCTGGACGCGTGGGGGCGCCAGAACAGGTAGTTCGTGTTGAGGAAGTACATGTGATTGGTCGGGCAGTTGCCGCCGACACCGCCGTCAAGGACAAGATCGGAGTTCATGTACCGGAGCGCCGTAAAACCGGCCTGCGCCATCTCATCCGAAGTGATGCGCTGGATGATCTGAAGCTCACGCAGATAACGGTTGTAGAAGTTGTTATCAGCGATGATGAGGTCGGGCGCGTCGTTGCCGCGAACGAGATTGGTGTACATATCGTTCATGGCTCCAACGATGGAACCAGCGGCAGCCGTACCGGCCGCAGCCTGGCGGTTCTGCCAGAAGGCATTGGAAGCAGCGATGCCGCCAACAGTGCCCGCGGTCGGAGAGTCAGCCACGAGAAGCTGAAGGCCGCCGATCTGCTTGGAATCCGAAGCCGTCCCGTCCGAGTACATATCGGCAGAGATGTTGTTCTTCATCGTCCGCTCGGCGTTGCCGATCCGGCTTTCCAAGAGGTCGATGATGGCGTTCGGGCCGGAGTTCTGAAGTTCTTCCAAGCCGGAGATGGTCACTGCGACCGCGGCTTGTTTGTAGTTGAACTCAGCAGCCGAGAACACGTCAGACGGCGAAATGTCCAACGTCTCGTAGCCGGTGTAACGGGTGTATGTCCCGTTCTCGTCGTATTCGAGTTCTTGAACAATCGTGCGACCGCCAGAGACGGTCTTGATCTTGCCCTTCTTGTTCAGGCGACGAAGGATTGCGTTGTTTTCCGAAACGTTGTCCGCGAGGACTCCGGAACGGTTACGGAGCGTCGTAGTGACGATTTCCGTAAATGAGGTATTCGGAGAAGCCATTTATTTACGCCTTTTTCAGAGGCGGGCGTCTACCCCATGCTCCTGCATGGCTAATTTGATAGCGTCCCGCACCGATTGGTTTTTGGCGGGCTTCTGCTGGGAATCCCCAACAGGAGAGCCGCCGGTGAGGGACTTCCTAGCTAGACTGGCCTTCTGCGCGCGGTCGGCTGCTTCCTTGGCTAAACGGGCCTTTTCCGCCTGCTCGCTTTGCACTTTCCCGAAAACATCGTCATTCAAGCGAACGGCTTTGGAATAAGCCGCGTCCATGACCTGACGAACGCTCCAATCGGGGTTTGTGCTCTTGATGAGCGGAATAAGCTCGTAAACCTCTTTCCTCACGCTTTCGAAATGTGGACGCAGAGCTTGCCCGCTTTGGTCCTTCTCGTCGGCAAAGGCTTGTATCTCGGAAACTACAGTGCGCGTCTGCTGCTGGGTCGTGTAACCCTTCAGTTCGGCTATCTCGCTTTGAAGTCCGTAGAGGGACTGCTTGAGCTGGGCCACTTCGGGGTTTTGATCCCCGGTCGGCTGCTGCATGTTCCCTAGGTCAATGCCTTTGCTTTGCGCGAACCACTGAATGAACCCCACCGGGTCTTTGGCGGCGTAAGTAGACGTATCAAGGAGGTTTTTAATCCCCTGCTCTACGCTACCCGCCTGCATCAAATTCTGGCGGTGAGGTCCAATAACGGGTTCGAGCGCCTCGGCAACTGCTCTGGCCTGCTTCGCTTCATCGGCCTTGGATTGGATACCTTGAGCAAATTCCTTTTCCCGGCGAAGAATTGTAGATTTCGCTTGGTCAGAAAGTGTCGCCCAAAATGCCTTTTCCTCGGCCTTCCATGTGGCTGGAGCTTCGAGGGTTTTAACCTCGGCAACAGCCGGCGCCCCTAAAGGGCTTTTCGGATCTATCGCGGCGCTTTGAGCGGCCTGCGGCTTTTGTGTAAACTTGCCCGTCTCATCACGGGGGCGGCTCTCTACCTCTTTCTGCGCGTGCTCGATTACCGCGCGGAGGTCGTTAGGGTCCGGCTTTTCGACCTCTGGTGTCTCAATAACCGGCGCATCAACTTGGTCGGTAATTTGAGCCTGAAGCTCTTCAGTCATACCCAATCAACTCCATGTGACCGTGCCGCGGCCTTTAGCTGCAACACGAGGTCTTTGTCTCGTTTACGCGGGCCTTCTACTCTCGGCTTTGGCTGCTCGTTTCCGACTTCGATACAGCCATTGGCGCGAAGAAAATCACGATGCTGCCTGCGCCCGCCGATCACCTTGCCGTCGATCATGTTCCGGTAAGGCTCAATATCTTTGATGACCTGAATACCGCCGTCTTTTGTGGCGTTAAGCTTGGGGCCGGGAACATGAACGCAAGTGCCTTCGTAGGGCTTCTTGCCGCTCCACACCCAATAACCACCAACGCCTCGGTAGTATCCGTAACTTTCAGTCATCGAGATTACGCTGCTTGTTTTTCTGCGTGTGTCAACATCTAGTAGTCGGAGCACGCCAGAAGGATGAGAAGGCGCATATTCAACGGCCTCCAATCTTTGTCGCAGCGGCCTTCAGAAGGGCTTGGTCGGCATTGTTCATCTCGATATCGCGCCGGTCATCATTAGCCTTGGAGGATATGGCGACCTTCTGCCGCTCGACGTTTAGGGCTTCCTGCTCAAGCCGTAGTTTCTCGGCAGCGATGCGTTCTTCGAGCATGAGTTTCTCGCGTGCGGCTTCACGCTCGCTGATAATCTTGTTCGTCCCAAGCTCCTTATCCGCGGCGATCTTCTCGGCTTCGGTGCGGGTTTTGGCGTCAACGGCGTACTTCTCGGCTTCGGCCTTCATAACGGCTTCAGGCGGGGGCGCGGGCGGGGCCTGGGGCTGAGCCGCGGCTTGGGCAATACCGGCCACAGCTTTCTCAATCGACGCTTCCAGCGCGCGTCCTGCCTTAAACCTACGGGCGGCGTACATAAGCATCTCGCCGGCAAGCGGGGCGAGGGCTGGCTGCTGCTGGACGATAGGGCCAAACGTCCCGAGGAAGTTCCCCACGGCGCCGATAAACTCCACGGTCGCGGCCTTATCCTCGGCTTCGTCAAGAGCAATCGTGCTGTCAGTCTCGATATCCACATGGAACGAGCGGAGTTTGTCATTCCGCAACAGGCTGAGAGCCTGCATAAACTCTTGGCTGTCGGTAAACTGCGGCTCCCCGCCCATTTGCTGAAGTGCCGCCTGGGCCTCGGGGTTGATCTGGCAGAATGACTTGGCGTTCGTCATTTCCCACAGGGTTTGGGGCTCGAACATCTCCACCGCGATTTCCACAACGATGCGGGCGTTGTCGCGGGCAAACGTCGCAACCTTGGCCTGACGGGCTTTGATGCGGGTTGATCCGTACTGCCCCTTGATACCTTGGGCCGTCGCTGTTTCACGTGGATCAGACGCCCCGCGCAACAGGTCCGAAATGCCGGTGATTTGGTAAATCACGTTTAGGACTTGCTCACGGGCTTGATAAGCCTGGCCCAGCGCGTTGACGATATCAACCAGGGGGATGAACTCTACCCCACGCGAAAGCCCGCCCTTCTCGCTTAGCACAGCCCAATCCGCAACCGGGATCATAACGTTGTCAGGCGTGCCGTTGGGGCTCAGCAGGCGCGACAGTTCGGGGACGCTGGCGTTATACACCCCGACCACCTTAAGCGCGTCTGTGAGCCGCCCAATGCGGTTGGTAAGCTTGTCTAGCTCTTGGGCCTGATCCTGATACAGCAGATAGTCAGCGACCGGGATCAAGGTGCCGTTCGTCATCGTGGCGTTTAGTGGATCGGCGCACGGCCAAAACGATTCCAAGTTAATGGGCGGGTCGATCTCATCCAGATAATCCACCATATCCCGGTGGACCCAGCAGACCTTGCCGCGCTTCTTGTCCCAGACTTCGTAGATCGTGGCCTGCGCTACGACTTCGTCAGCCTTGCCGTCCTCTTTGGGAGTGCGGTCTAGGTTGATCTGCTCTCCAAGCGTTTTCCCAAAGCGTTTAATTAACTCAGCGCGTGTGAGGTATGTCCGACGCCATACCAGCTTGTTCTCCTGCCAGTGGCGCTTGGGCTGATGCCCGAAGTCGCGCCAGTCAACGTAAGTCGGGGTAATGGTCTCTTGAAGCTTCTTAAACTCCGTCTCTGGTTCTTCCCCGTCCTCGGCCTCGTATCCCTCCTTGGGTACATCTTCGCCCTCCGCGTCGTAGTGAATCCACATCACCCCACGACCGGGGAGAAGGTAGTCCTCAACGCAGTTCCCAAGGATGGTCCCAAATGGGCCGGTCTGAAGTAGGTAGTTGCCGGCGCGCTCGGCGATCTGGCAGGCAACCCGGCCTACAGGGTCGGCGTCCTTAAACCGGCGCTCGACTTGGACCTGGGGAATACGGGCGTAAAGCGTGGGCCGAAGCGTTTCGACGTTCGACCATAGGATATTGTATTTCCGGGTGATAATCGTGGCGTTCGACGTGGTGACACGTTCGTCGCGGTAGCGTTTGACGATCTCCGACCCGCGCTTAAGCCAGGGCTCAAATTGCTTTTCGTAAGCCTCAATCTCGGCAATGACCGAGGATGCCGTGCCTTGGTCTTTGGGGGTGCCTTTGTCTCTCATATCCGCGCCTCGTCATGCCCGAAACGCTCCTGCCTCTCCCATGCTTCGTTAAGCGTGGGCTGGCGGAACGATGTGATTTTGAACGCGGTAGGGTTCTCGCCCTTATAGGCCGTGACCCCGGTATGAAATGCCGTAGCGCCGTGACTAGCCCAATTGTGCAGCGGCTTTGGCATGAACACCTTGCGTTCACTGTCCCAAGTCCGCTGGTACTGCCGCAAAGCTTCTAGCCCTTGCTTGCATCGGTTGGCGTCAAACCAGCTGCGCGGCAGTATAGCACGGGTGGCCTGTATATCATCTTGCAGTTTAGTCGGGTCGTTCACGTGGCAAGCCTCTACCCTCAGATGCGCCGTGACTTGCTCGATTACAGACTTACCGCCCGCGGCTAATGTCTTGGCCCTCGCATCGGGTGGAAAGTTGTGCCGGCTGTAGGTATAGGGCTTGTCCTGTAGCCATTTGACGTAGTGGGCAATGTCCTGGCCCGAGGCTTCGTAGTAGTCGATGTAGCGGATTTCCTGGCGTGCGAGCTGGTAGACCCAGATTGCAGTATCGTCTGTCCACCCGAGGTCCCATGAAGTCAGGCACGGCAACGACCTGTCCCAATCCACAATCCCGATCCGGCCCACGCGCTCGAGCTCGGCCATAATCTGCCCGTAGTATGAACCCTTGATGGCGGCAATAAATGAGCACTCCAGCTCTTGCTCAAACTCGTCCGGGTCCATTTGCTTCTGAAGCGCGGCCAATTCCTGAGCGTCGATAATCCCCGTCTCCGAGGCCCTGAAAATGGCGGTGTGCCAATCAGGATCGTTCTTCGCCATCTCGTAGACTTCCCAGAACTGGTTACGGCCTCGGGGAGTGCCGATGAACACAACCCATCCCTTACGGTCGGCTAGGGCGGGGCGCACCACCTCACCCCACAGGCGAGGGTGCATATCAGCGTACTCGTCCAGAACAACTCCGTCTAAAAAAATGCCTCGGAGAGCATCGGGGTTGTCTGCGCCGTAAAGCCTGATTCTGTTGCCGTTCGGGAGGTCAATGCGTAGCTCGGTCTCATTGACTTCTCGCCCCTCGATTGGGGCTGTAAAGAACTTCAGGTAGTCCCACGCGGTTTGTTTGGCCTGCTTGTAAAGCGGCGCGATGTAGGCATAGCGGCGGTTGGGTTGCCCGCCTTCCTGCAATGCAGCGCGGATGATCTGGTTGATGCACAGCACCGTTTTACCAAAGCGGCGGTGGCACACCAGGAAGTTGAAACGCTTGAGCGCCGAATGGATGACAACCTGCAGCCGGCGCGGGCGATACGGGATGACCGTTACTCGGGGTCCAGCCACTTAAAGACCTGTACGGGGTTGCCAGGGTCGCCGCCAATCT